ATCAGCGGGTAGTAGATATTCTGGTCCGGGCGATTGAGGATAATGTCCAATCGGTAGTGCACACATCGCAAAACGGTAAAATGTATGCGATTTTAACCGCTTATGATGCTGCTCTGGGTGCTACGATTGACGATGTAGAAAAGACGTTGACGGAAACAAACGGAAAACCAGGCAGCGAATAATTATGACTCATCAGTGCATTAAAAATCAAGAGTGTCTGGCGGACTTTGGTAATCTTCGCGAGCGAACTGCTGTCATAGAAAGTCTCTTGGAGCAAAATACGCGAGCCTTGAAACGAATGGGAGGGCAACTTGACAAATTAACCACAGATTCTGTTCGCAAGACGGCTTGGGGCCGGGGCGCGTTCTTTGGGGCGCGGGTAGTGGTCGTTGGACTGCTACTGTTGGCGGGCGCAGGGCTTGATAAAGCGACTAGTTTCATCTTTTCTGCGTTGAGTTAAGCCGATGAGATACAGATTCTGGCACTGGTTAATTGGCATCCTTGTGATGGCTTTCTTATTAGCCTCCTTCGCAAACCATTGTCCGGCGGCGGGTGTCTGCCGGGAAGTCGCTGAGCTAGTGGCCGACATCGAGGCGCGCGAGACAGACGAGGTGCAGTTCCGCTTTCTCGACGCCGTCGAGCGCGCGGCCTTCGCGGCTCGCACACGCCTGAACAATGCTGGCGACGTGGAGGTGCTGACGGCGCGCAAGGCTGACCCCACGGCCACGGTGCTGGTCGCGATCATCCGCGACGGCTGCGTCACCAGTGTGCGATTCTTCAAGCCACGATTCTTTGAGTTGCCCTACGACTCGACATGACCACCATCTGTAGAACTAGGAGAGACAACATGGAATTGCTAAGAGGGAAAAAAACCTATATCGTTGCCGGGCTAATGATAGCCGTGGGCGTTGTCAACGCTTTGGCCGGTGATGCCGCTGGCTGGAACACCGTCTGGGAACAGGCGCAGATTGTCCTCACCGGCCTCGGCCTCGCTGGCCTGCGCGCAGGTGTGCGCTAGCAGTGTGGCTGACGCTGTTGGGCGGCGTACTGTCGCTTGGCCGCAGTCTCGCGCGCATCGCGCATGACCGCCAGCTCCTGGAAGCTGGCGCGGCCAGGGCGATTGCTCGACACGCTACGACTGGGTTGGCAGCGGTGGCCGCAGCTCAGGCTGCTCGCCGTGGCGTCCGCCATGACGCTGCCAGCGTGTGTGATGACCCCGACAACCGGGACTGACAGCGTGTGCCTGGCGTTCGCGCCGATCACCTTCTCGGCCAGTGCCGACAGCACTGAAACCGTGCGTCAGATTCGTGAGCACAACGCCGCTTGGCGAGCTATCTGCGATGACTGACGCTTTGAATAAAGAGAAGTTGGTATTCGACCTGATAGCCGACGAAGGTATGGTGCTGGAGCCGTATCAGGACAGCGTTGATAAGCTGACCATCGGCGTCGGAAGAAATCTAGACGACAGGGGCATCAGCAAATCCGAAGCGATGTTCATGCTGGCCAACGACATTGAGATCGTCGAGGCGGAACTAGACGCACGGCTTGGGTGGTGGCGCGGTCTCCCCGACGATGCCCAACGTGCGCTGGCAAACATGGCGTTCAATATGGGAGTGCCGTGTTTGTTGACGTTTTCCCTCGCTCTGGGACATCTTGTGAACAGAGAGTTTAAACAGGCTGCGGATGAGTTTCTACGGAGCCGCTGGGCCGAACAAGTCGGCAACCGGGCTATCCGTGTAACAGATTTAATAAGGAACGCGTGATGGACAAAATTAAGTCTCTCCCTTGGAAGACTTTTTGCGTCTACGCCGTGATTTTCGTGGCGGGGTATCTTTCGAACTCTTACGGTCTTTTTTAGACCAGTCTATCGCGTCGTACCCACCCCGATATTCTTTATTCGAGGTGGGTATCGTCCACCACCTGTTGCGGGTGTCCGGTGCTCTACTAAAGATATCTACCATGCCACGTCCTTATACCCCCTACGCGTTTTGTATAGCATCAATGATACTCGTCGCTAGGTTTTGCTTGCGTTGAAGAGCCCCTATAACCTTCTTATCTAGGGTCGTTCCGACCAAATCAATATATGTGACTGGATAGTGCTGGCCGTGACGATGGTTTCGCGCCTCAGCCTGAACCCGTGCGTCCATGTCATAGGTGTTCTCGTAGAAGATGGTGGTATGGCACGGCATGTCCTTCGTGCCGAGCAACGTGTGTCCGTACTTTCCAGCTGTCAGCTGAGCGATCATCACTTGGTTCGTGTAATTATTGAACCCGCGCTTTTCCATGGCCTGAACCTCTTTACCTTGATTACCAGTCAGACAGACGCCGTTTGGGAATCTCTTGGCCAGTAGATCGATCGACTTTTTATAGAACGCAAAGATTATGACCTTGGAATCCAGCTCGTCAACTATCTCCTCAGCCAGATTGAGCTTAGGGTTCTTCTTCTCGGAGATGATGTCGTGGGTGTCCCCCTGTTCGTCTATCACGAATCCGCCAGCAATCTGCTGTAGCTTCATCATTTGCGTGATAACCATCGGAGCCGTGACAGTTTCGTCGTTAACGTTAATAACAAGTTCATCCAGCATGGCCGAGTATTGCTTCTGTTGATCCCTGTATAGTACATAGTTCCGGGTCGTATTGAGTGTCTCTGGCAGATCGGTCCAGTCTTTCTTCCTAGCTCTGAAAGCGTTGCCATCAATGAGCGTAGATAATTCATCTTGGTTCTTGGCCCCTACTATCTGTTTTCCAAGGTAGCCGCCCATGACGCAGAAGTGATTACGAAAGGCGTACTGGTTTTGGCCCTTAAGCTCCCCTATACACCGGAACTGGCCCCAAATGTCGAGTGCCGACTTGGTGATCGGCGCACCCGAAAGTATCCTAACATAGGAAGCCATAGCCGCCAGCCCAATCATGCGTCTGGTGCGCTTGGCCCTAGGATTCTTGACGTGGATTGATTCATCCAAGACGAGATACACACGATTCATACCCAATAGGTACTCTAGGTACTCGCCCCCCTTACCAATCAAAGCTTCGTAGTTGATCAGGAAGATTTTTTTAGGTCCTTCTTGATGGCGGGTCCTAGGCCAAATAGTCGGGTCAAACCCAACTTCCCATTTCTCGGCTTCCTCAGCCCACACCGCTTTCAGAGACTGTGGACACACGACGATCATCGTATCTACTTCGTCCATTTCCATTAGGTGGATGAACTCGTTGTAGGCTGTGCTGGTCTTGCCTAGCCCCATTTCCATAAAGTAGCCGAATCCACGCCGACCATTTGCCTTGTCCAATGCCGCACTCTGAACGTCGTAAGGCTTGCCTTTTAGATACCACTTCATGATAGGCCAAATTCCGTTAGTAATCGGGTTCGGGTGGTGTTGCCAGTGTGCTTGCACAATTCCTCTAATAGAGCCTCGTCCATCTTACCAGCCGCCTCGTTCAATTTTATGGCTACTTGCCCCATCACTGGAAGAACGGTTTGGTTGCCCATATTGAGTTCATCCACCAAGTACATCATCGCTTCGAATAAGTCCGCGATGTGGACTACTTCCTTAGCAAAGCCGGACACCCGGCAACAGGGATTGACAGTCATAATACTCCGCGCCATAGACCCCGGTGCTGATTCTATTTTTTCGTTGTTTGTAGTGGTTGCTTTCTTATAGGGGGTGGGTATGTCGCCGCTCACCATTTCTCCGAAGTCGTGCACCAATGCATACTGGGTCACCCATTGAACGTCGACGTCCTTCATACCTAGGAATTTAGCTATATAGGTGGCGTAGAGCGCGACATAGTATGAATGTTCAGCCACCGATTGCTGGCGGATGGTTCGTATGATGCCCCACCGTGGCACGTGCTGAAGTACCCTAGTCTGTGGTTGTAGTACGGTGCTTTCCATTTCAATCCCCTATCTAGAATGGGTATATAAGTAGGTTTCTATCCACTACCTCTTCTACGTTTTCATAAAACATCTTGCCTGTGGGTACGTGTTCCCACATCTTCGATATAGTACGATTACCGTCCATCCATTGTCCGTGCTCTTCAAAGTCCTCAGGGTAGACCTCTATTTCGCGGGTGTACTCGCCTTTGATTTCGATTTTAGGCATCGTAGCTAATTTCCCCCCACGGCACGACCTCCACGTCCTCGACGTTAGGACCCCATCCGTGCAACATGTGTTGTGGCATCCCCAACATTGAGATGCTCATCTTTTGTATCAATAGAGTCAACTTGGCGAGGGACACTTCATCCTGTACGTAGTTGCAGAAATTTAGGAAGTATACCGAGGGGCGATTGTCCAGCATCGCATCGACCATCTGGTGGTTGCTCCACGTGAAAATCCGGCGCACTCGCTGGGTCACGGTGGTCAACTCCTCGTCCACGTCCAGATCGTTAAAGCTGATTTCGACCTGATCGGGGTAGACATCGCCGGAATATCCTAGGCCCGGTATACTCCCCACCCGGATAGGATAGGTCCTATTGGCCATAGCCACTTGTCCTAGGAATGATGGGTGTATATTGGCATCGTTCATCCCGGCACCCACGGTACAGTTCCTGGACGTGCAATATGGATAGAATGGGCTGTTGAGCGACAGACTGTACCCCTGCGGCACTTCCATTGACCCCCTTGCCCCCCTTTCCGACATCATAAGATTCAGATTGAGATTATTCACCATATGGCCAATATCATCATTATTCACGGCCAGCCTAGCCGTGCGGCGTACCTTGTTGGACAATGCTTGACCGACGCCCTTCCGGGTGCTTGAAATCTTGGTCGCCTGAGACTCGTCTTCCATCTCGGCATCGATGTCCTCTTGGTGAATAATGCTGGCATTAGGGTGAATGGTTACTCGCCGCTCGTCCACCCCGCACGTTTTCATCTCCTTAAAGAGTAAATCAGGATTGATAATAGAACCAGCATTTAGATAAATCTCGCAGTCATCCTGTATCACCCCGAACGTCGGCAGGTGAAAGCAACAAAAATCTTGCCTATCGTCCTTGAATTTGGTCCAGTGACCAGCATTAGCCGCCGCATTGGTGGTGGCGAAGTCCACTTGATTCTGGGGCTGGCTGGCGAGGTACGCCGCTAGTAGTCCTTTGCCGGTCGATCCGAATTGCCCATCCACGAGGACGGAGCACTTACCTTTTGCTATGTACTTCATCTTTTTGCCTATCTGACCAAATCAAAAATATAGCACAGCAGATCGCGTGTGCCAAGTGATGTTTACCACTTTTAGGGTCGATCTTCTCCCCCAACTTCCACGACATAATGTGCCGCATCATCGCATCAAAGTATCGGTTCCAGTCCTTGCACTTCTGCCAGTTGTCCACCCCGTATTGTCGGGCTCCCTGATCGAAAATCTGGACCACTTCTATTAGTATTTCAAAAGGAAACAAGTGCCACCTCAACTTTCCTTGATCGTCTTTCTTATGCTTCATCCTACCCCCTTCCTGTAATCATCCGACCAGTATAACACAGCCTTGACAATTTCGGCTATATCCCACGTCTTGCCCGTGTACTGAATCATCCAACAATTTTCCGGCGCAACGGCAATCTTGGTATCTGGATCAGCCCCTATGAACAGTTGGTGTACGGTGCCTTCCTTCTGATAGACTGCCCAGCCGCACGGCATACCCGCTTGTTGAATTCGCTTCATAGTCTCCCTCTGTATAGGACTTAGGTTCAACTTCTTCATCTTGCATTCCACCATGACTGCTTCCATGGCGTGTAGCTTGATAAACAAATCCGGGGTCCCGGCTTGTTGCGGGTTGCCGATTTTACGCGCCCATCCTTTGACCCGTAATGCCTCTTTAACGATCCGCGCTTGTACCTTTAACTCATCCATAGCTGGCCTCGCCCCAGTTCTTGCCCTCGCCAATGTCCACGTCCATCGGCACTAGTAATTCGACGCCACAGCCGGGACCATAGTCCGTCATGATTTCCAATGCGTGTTCATAGATGTGTCGGTCCTTTTCCTTAAACTGGAAGTCGATCGCATCGTGCACCGATAGAAGCATATGCACCGTATCGCCTTCTGACTCAAGGTACTCGTCTATCTCCACCATCGCGTTCTTGATGATGTCGGCGTTGCCGCATTGTAGCAGTCGATTCACCGCCTTGTACGACATATCCTTGCCCCCGGTGAAGTCCAGTCGGGCTCTGCGCCCCAGCAAGCTGGTCACGTACCCTCGTCGCTTCATCACCTTGGCGGCGTGTTTCTGAAAAGGCTTTAGTTCTGGCATGTTGGCAAAGTATTGATCGTACATCGCCTCACCTACTATTCTCTCGACTCCCAACTCCTGGATTAGCTTGTCCTTGCCCATGCCGGTGATCAGGCCTTGATTCAGTCTCTTGCCTGACGTCCGATCAATGTTTGCCGCTTCCGCCACCGCTGTATGAGCGTCGATAACTGGGTCAGAAAGATAACCACGTACGAGTACCGAACACCCTGCATAGTGGGCCAACAGCCGGGGCTCACATTGTGAGTAATCGACACTGGCCCACACCATGCCCTTGTCAGGAACGAACACCGCCCGAAACAACTTTCCAAGCTCCTCGTTTCTTTTAGGCACTTGTTGCATATTGGGCCGTGAGGAACTAAGTCTTCCAGTGACAGTACCGTACTGATCTGACCTAGACTGATTGAACTCTGTATGAATTCTGCCATTGTACAAGTGTTGACCCATTGGCGTAATGAACGAATTAAGTAGGTTACCATATTTCCTCGCGGCCACAACCCTTCTCCCTAACTCGGTAGTTACTAACCAATCCTCAGCGAATGATGGGTTGCCCTTCTCAGTTTGTGGGTAGTCGATTATACCGGCGTCGTCAAATAGTTTCTTCATCTGCGTCGAGGACCTAAGGTTGATCCCCTCAGGTAGGACTTCCATGGCCTTGTCCAGTCGCTTCTTAATTTCAACGGTGACGTTAGCCAGTCGCTCCTCGTCCACCTTCACGCCCCGCACCATCATGCGATGAAGGGTACGGATACACCGGCACTCGATGTTGTGAATTTGCCTCAGGCCCTGATCGTCAAGGTCCTTTTGTTGCTGTTGCCACAGAGCCCATGTCGCGATTCCATCCCCCATGGCGTAATCAGTCCCTTGGGGGTCATCGCCGCTGAGTTTCCAAAAGACCCCCATCTGCTTCGATGACGGCTGGCCCCCGAATTTATCCGCTAGGTACTCATATAGGGGCTGGCCTCGCTTGGCCGTCACCTTGGCGTCGATGCAACAATTTTCCAGCGAGTATGATTTGCGATGCTCGTTGATCAGAGCGGCGTTGATCATCGTGTCTTCATAGGTACAGGTCGGAGTCGGCACTCCAGCACGGTGCATGAACTTTAGATCAAAGGCGAGATTGTGGCCGATTATGTGAGTTGGCTTCTTGGCCAGAGCATCACGCAGGTCCTGCTCAAATGGGTGCGTATCTATTTTCTTCAGGGTATCCTTGGACGGCGATCGGGCACCCAGGAAATTCCCGCCTTGATGACGTATTGGAATATAGTAGGTGTCCATTTCAGCGGGGCCAACGGTGATGACGTAGCCGACAATGTAGTTGGTCTTCCAGTCAAGGCCAGAAGTCTCGACGTCGAGCACTACATTGTCGGAGTCAACGATACGGTCAAGGACTTCCATTAGAAGGCAATCTCATCATCCAGAGGCTCGGTGCTGGCCTTGAACCCGCTCGTTTTTCTCTCGTTATCGGGCGGGAAGGCCATGATCTTCATTTTCCCGTCCGTGGATGCTGGCATCGCATCGAGTATCATGTTGAAGCCAGTACCCGCCTTGTTCTCAAACATGACCCCCAGCTGGAGCCATTTGGTCTTCTCCTCACCACCTTGGGTGTAGGGGACTGGGGAGCACAAATTCCATCGCCTAGCCATCTTTCATCTCCTCATCATCTCCTTCAATCTAGCCGGTATCACTACCTGCAAGTTACAGGAATGGCAGCACCTGCCTTCCTTCACGGGCTCGGCATTGTTGCCGCCGTCCCACCCGCTATAGGGGTCTTTTGGGATTTCTTTACTACAGATGACGCACTTCATTTTCATTCTCCTATTTAGGGCTACCCCCCGCCCTTTCGGGCGGGGGGCTCTAGGACTACCTAGAACGCATCCTCTTCGGTTGAGTCGGACTCGTCTTTGTCCATCGTCTCTTCGTCTTTGATTGCAAAGCCCTTGGCGGAGAAGTGATCGTACATCTCCTTGTACTTGGGTGCGTCGGCTTCGCTGACGAGCATGGGCTCTGGCCCCTTTTTGCCCTTGACATTTACGCCTTGAAAGCTCCAGTTAAAGTAGCTCTCGTTGTTGGCGTTTTTGTCCTTCTTGCTCGACATGTCGAAATAGCGTGACCACGAGGGCAACCGATTGATCGCCAGCTTGGACACGAACTGTTGGCCCACCTTAAACGAAGACCGTTGGAGTGAAATGACGGCTGGGCTCAAATCCAGATGGTCCGGAAACATTGCGATAATGTTGATCATCCGGGTTGCGGCTGGGTAAGAGTTGCTATCATTCGGGTCCATCGACCCGAATTGATCAAGTCCGCCCCTCTGGACGGTCTTGCCGGTGTTCCAAATGACCTTCTTCCCGTTGTCGAGTTTCACCTCGAAGTCCATATCGGGGCGGTCCCAGTGAACACCATCATCGGCACGGGCAAGTATCCCGCCGCCGTCTTTGCGCGGTCGCCACAAAAGGACGGACTGCGACACGTACACCGGCACCATTTGGATTGTGTCGCCCAACGTGGACTCCGCAACCGTGTGCCAGAACTCGCCAGCCCTTTCCCCATCGTCCACCACCTCAGGGCTCAGACCCTGCAGGAGTTTGATACGTGGAACGATAGTCAGGTCCGACACGTTCTCCGTGCCTTCCCCTGCGTGGCCCGTGAGATAATCGGGTATCGCGACCTCAGTCGATTTCTTTTTCGCTACTGCTTTTCCCATTGACTTGTTCTCCTATTTTTTAGTCATGGACGTGTTGTTGAAAATGTACATCTTGAAGTAGTCCTCAGGCATTTCGACCCCATCCTCCTCAAGTAGGGTCCGTGCTGTTGCCGACAGGGTGGACGCATTCACGGTATCGGTGATGATGTCCTCTAGTCCGTTCTGTCGGAGCCAATCGTATGCCGCCTCTTTCTCCCCACCAACGATGGAAGTCCTAGACGACTGGGACACCGTGAACCGAGTACCCTCCACGGTGATGCTGGAAATACCTTCTTCTTGAAACTTGGCGGGGACAATCTCTTCCTTGTACCGCTTATACAGGTCGTAGAACCGCTTTTTCACGTACTTGAGGTTCTCATACAGTGACCGGATTTCGACTAGTGCGTTAAGGACGACGACCACATCCTCATTCAGGATGTTTTCGGCCTGATTTTCAAGACCGTTGGCCAGATCGTTAAATAACTCATACGAGTCTTTGATTTGTTGGGTTGGCATCTCTAGGTTCTCCTATCTGAACTTGGTAAAAACCCCTTAGTTTCTTGTCGTATTTAAGGAACGACACGGGTAGCAGTCGCTCTTCCGACAGCCAGTACACCACTTGTGCAACGACACAGCTGTCTCCCATTGGGACGAAATGATCATTGTCGGGGTCTAGATCATCGAGCATATCGTCCAGAATTTGGTTGATCCTGTTGGTGTATATGTAAACGTCATCGGGGTAGAACCCGCGACTGAACAGCACCACTGGCACTCCGTAGTCCTCAAGCTGTGAAAGGTCGTGCTTGGAGCTTGGGGGCTGGAGCAGGAAGCATCTATTTGTCATCAAGGTTTAGCTCCAGTTGGTCGCGTCTGAGAACGCTGGACAGGATGAGTGCGTAATTGGCCACGTCTGCCGCTTCCCTATGGACATCTTGGTGGCTTCCATTTTCGATCACGTCGATCAACTCTATCATTTCTTCCGACATCATATCATAGGCTTGGTCCACAGTGATGTCTTCCCAGTGGCCTTTGCCCCGGTGGTAGAACAGCTTAGCCACCATCTCCATGATAAATCGCTCAATGTCGAGTTTGAGATGATCGATTTCGGGCGGCAGGGTTATGTCGACTTGAAACGTGTGCATTCTAATCCCCTATCTAGGTGTACCATAGTACCACGGGTACTAGTCACTTGTCAATACGTCTTCACCTATAGTGACTGTGGCTCCGCGCCGGATTTGACCGCGTAAAACGTTGCCTAGTAGCATCCGCCGCTGTCCGTTGTTTAAGTGCTTCCATTTTTTGATGGCAACCATGTTGGTGTCAGCCACTGTCTGGAACTTCACCTCGTCCAGACGGCCCGTTTCCTCGTCCACAAGGTACTTGGCGAGAACATCAGATAGACTATCGCCACAGGTTCCTGATCGTCCGTACTTATCCATAAACTTCTTGGTCATAACATCTGGCATGTTGGCAACAAAACACGCATCACCGGCATCTGTCAAGTCAGTCCATTTACTCATTAGAAGTCCAGGTTCCTCTCGTCAAACATCACTGGCGGCTTGTAGTGGGCGGCGATTTCCTGCTCACCCGACGTGTGCCACGTCTTCATGTTGCGAATGCACCAGATTTTGGCTTGCTTGTCACCGATCCGCTTCGCCCCCATGTTGAGGAACCCTAGACGCTTGAGGGTTTGCGTGAGCCCAATAGGGTTGATACCCCGAAAGCCAGGGGCAGTGTTGATCGCCGCCGCGAGGTCAGTCGAGTTGACCAGATCACACTCCATCGGCCACTCGGTGTTAGAAACACTCTCAAGGAGAAAGGCGTCCAAAGGCCTCGCCGTTTCATCAACCATATCCTCGAAATGCTTGGTCTTAGGCGGCGGAGCTTCGGGGCTGAAATCCGAGAGGTCGAATTCGGTGGCCCAGCGGTATATACCGGAAAGGTTATCTTTGGTCCATGTGAACAGCTTTTTGTAGTAGGCAGGTGATTCCGGCGTTGCGTCCGACATCCAGACCCAGAACCTGCGCGAGTCCTTGTTGAGGATGATGGCGTTGCTGTGGTTCGTGGTACAGAAGAAGTTTGCTGGGTTGTTCGATACATAGCTATCGGTCCTCATCTTTCGGATTGTGACACTATCCTCGCTCAACATCGGCTTCATGCGGTTGGCTATTTCCAACCTGCCGCCAGCCATCAGCTCCTCAATGAAGACCACCTCTGACTTGGACAGCCAATCGTTGTACTGCTCCTTGAGCTGGTCCGTGCCGACTTCCATCACGTGGTCGTTACCTATTATGCCACGGAACACTTGCTTTAGGTAGCTCTTACCTGTACCCTCTTTCTGGGACCCGATCACCACGGCGTGACGAATGCGACGTCCGGGATTCGCTAGGACGTGCGCGATACAGGAAGCGAGGTGCTTGTACCCCTTCTTGTCCCCGTCAACCAAATACTTAAGGTGGTCGGTCCAAATTTTGACGTCCACTTCGTCCTTGGATGGGAGAATGCGTCGCGGTTGCCACGTGTTGAAGATACGTCGTCCTTTGTACATCGACATTTGCTCTTCGACGCCGGGGACGAACTCGCAAGTGTCCACCATCCTGAGGTCTGTACTTTCAAGCAACAGCTTGGCGATGTTCTTGTTGGGGGCCAGCGACGCGTGGGCGTTCTTGATCGCGCTGGCTGTGAAGTGTAGGTCTTTGCCGGGGTGATAAAAGCTCTCTTCAAATGCGACATAGATGTACTCCTTGAGTAACTCGCTTATGTCGATCTTGGCGCGGTGTCCACGTGCGAACCCCTTGTTGATGGCACCGTCGATCAGCGTGTCCAAGAAGTCATTAGACTTGTAGCGTTCAATCTCCGCCGCTCCGCGATCGGGTCCAGCGTCGGCGTCGTCTATGTAGGAACGGACCAGACGCTTGATTTCGCCACGTGCGTTGGACTCTGGCTCTCCGTGGAAGTTTATCCACGACGCGATGCCCTGCATAATTGGGTGGTGGAACCCATCCTTGTCGTCGCCAATGCGGCCTAAGAACCTCATATAACGACGGTCGTCACTTTCGTCCTCGCTTGGCACCACCCATTCGCCAGACACATTCACCACCTCGTTTGTGCCTTTTAGAATGCCCGATCTTTGAGAGAGAGGGTCTTCCACCCCATCTAGAATAGGTGCCGCAGTATAGTGAGGTTGAATCGGGTTGAATAGTGCCGGGTCCACCAGCCTTCGTCCAAACACGCCGATGAACGACTCGTTGAACGTGTTAAAGTACCGCTTGAGGTCTTCGTCGCTGATCGGCACGTCTAGCACGAACGTCAGGTGACAGCTGATCGTGTAACCCTTGAATCCCGTACTGGACGAGTATCGCCAATGGCACGACACGTCTTGGAACACCGCAGGTAGCAGATCGATGACGTCACGAATCGTTGTTTCCGGGTCACCGGGGTTGAACTCGTGCCGCAGTATCTTGGATTTCTTGTTGGCTGGCAAACCATCGATATCCAAGGTCACCCATCGCCGCGATGCCGGTGCCACGGTGCCGTCGCCTGTCGTACGTAAAATACGTCGTACGTCGCAGGATAGGTCTGTCGTCTTTGTGGGATGACCGCGCACGATGAAGGAATACGGCTTGTGTTGTAATTTTTCGAGCATTTCGAAAAATTCATCAGCGTCGTCAAAACGAACCGTCTTGAAAGCAAAGTTCTTCGCCACGCGATGGCTGACGGTCTTACTCTTCTTGATCTGCTTGGTGCAGATCGCCTTTGGAACTGGTGTGAGGATGAGGAACTCGTGTGGTACGGCGTCCTCTAAGGTTTCGGCTTCGATCGTTCTACCCAATGTCGCCCCCTATCTATGGTGATAAGCTACCACCGTACCACAGGGGACGACAAAGCGCAAGGTGAGTTGGATCAGGCGTCTTCGCGCTCCGACCACTCGATCCGCAGCCCGTTCGCGGCTGCGATCTGGCCAGCCTCTTTCCTACTGGAGCCAGCGCAGTCTATGAAGTCTCGCGTCTTGGGATCAAGGAAGCGAAAGCTCTGGTGGAGCCCGAAGTCTAAGCAGTGAAGGATGACCTTTCGGCCTGAGCGTTTCGTCATTTCACGTCTCCTATTTAGCGGCCAAGAGTGACCGTGAGCGAATTAAAGCACAGCGAGATCGGCCTGTCAAGTCAGCCTCGCCCGTGTGTGATCGAGAGAAGGAAAGCGTGGTCGATGTCGGGGTAGAGGCGGAGCCAGTGCCGAAGGGCTCCTTTAGTCGAATCGATCTGCTTCTGAACGGGACGGCCCTTAAATTCGCCGTCGAAGGGCAGAGCGTGGAGCATTTCGAGTTTGGACTTTAACCTCTGAACGCGCTTAACGGCGTACGGTCTTGGGTGCGTCATTTCACGTCTCCTATCTAGCGGCCAAGATTGACCGGGCGCGGATTAAAGCACAGCGAGATCGGCCTGTCAAGTCAAGCTCCGACGTGCCGATTGAACCACCACCTTGGATCGTAGTCTTCGTCATCGGGGTCGCCCCCCATGTCACGAATGTGATCGGCGTAGCCTTCGTTGTAAGCCACTCTCATGTCGGCCTTCGAGTAGATGCCTAGCCAGTGTAAAAAGGTCTTCATGATCGCCCCTCTGACCCGCGCCCGGTGTAATACTCTAGCAGCCGGTCGATGTGGTCTAGATGCTCGTTAACAACGCCGGAACTACCCTCAAAATGATCCCGCAAAACAACTCGAATATCACTTTCGAGCGTTCGAGGATATGGTTGATGAAACGTCTTACTGCCGGGCCATTCCCCCGACTTATATTTCTCGTCAGTCATTTTTGTCTTAAAACTCGCCATCATCTCTCTCCTATCTGGTCAAAACCGCCCCCCAAAAAAGCATGGGGGGCGGGCGGTTGTCAATACGTACTCACAGCGATCGGTGGTTGTCGTAGTAATCGTTCCGATTGCGGTCCTTGGCAGTCTGGTATCCTTTGCCGTCGCAACGGAAGCAGATACCACCGGGACCGGTTGGGACGTCGTTCGTGACGCCGGTAATGAACTGCCCGGTTCCGGCGCAACGTCTGCAGAACTTCTCACCCGCCTTGTCATAGCAGGTGTTGCACTTGGTTCGCTTGCTGGTCTTGTAACAAGCGAACTCGTTGCCACAATCGCACGTCCGGGCACGAGAGCCCATGTTGTGCGGGTTCATCGCGTATGCTGGAGTAAAAGTCATGTCGTTCTCCTATTTCAATGGTGGAGTGATCTGTGCAGCCTGTCCTGCGGCACGTCCAGCCATATTGCCCATTCTGGACCCTCGGCTGGTGGTGCGCTTGGTTGAACCCCAACCCTCCTGCTTGCCGAAGTCTCTCAAGGCGACGTCCTTGGCGAGAACGAGTGCCGTGCCGGTGCAGCTTGCGTCGGCTACGTTGTCCTTGCGCAACCGTGCCGCCTCGACGCACCGATGGTAGATGGTGCTCGCGTAGGCGACGCCGTGTCCCTGCTTGAACTTCATCGTATCCTTGGGAGCCCACGTTGTCCATTCGCCATGGTCGGCGGCAAAGGTAGACTTGGCGGCAAGCAGCTCGTGGGGGATCATGACGTTCCACGCCTTGTACAGGTTGTCGAACAGAACCTTCATCATGGCGACGTCATCGGGGAACCCCACAAAGGTGAAGTGGGTACCGTGCAGCCGGGAATTGACCAGTACCGTGCCGTCGAAGAGCTTGGCGACGCCAAAGGCCAGATTTTCAATCCAGTGGAGCTTCATCTTCTGGCCGTCCACCGTGTAGTCTTCCTTGATGATCTGGGATTTGTCGATGTCGCGCACTTCAACGTCGCTCATGGACAGCTGGTGCTTCTCCATCAGCTCGTTAGCCCGAAGGATGGCCAGCTCTGATTCATGCTGGTTGGAGGATTCGCCCAAGGCCATCAGCTTGCGAACCCGATCGATGACCTTCTCTTGTTCAGTCATTGGTCAGTACCCCTATGGCGAAGGTGATTGCCGGTGTCAGCCAAGTGAATGCGACGAGGAGGGCAAAGCCTAGGTAGCCATTCAGCGGCCAGTCATCCTGCAGACCGTTCGTGAGGGTCCACATCGCGTTTAGCGGAAGATACGCTGTCGGTAGGAGGAAGATTGCGAGTAGGGTCTTCATGTCCGTTCTCCTATCTAGTACCCGGTGTTGGGCAACCCGAAACCCCGGCGGTAACTCCGGGGACCGGGCCTAGTGGCCGATGTGGGGGACGCTAGCTGACGTTAACAGTGATCTCGTCATCGATTAGGGACTGAACCTCGTCTTGATCAAGAACCTGACCAACGGCCACGACCACTGTATTCGTGGTCTTGATGACCTTCCAGACGTACCGGGGGTCTTGGGGGTCAGAACAGTCGGGGTTGAAGGTCTGGACTACTGTGATCGTTGCGTTCATTGCTATTCTCCTATCTGGTCCGGCCCGGTCCTCAGGACCGGGCCGATGTTGGGGGGACGCTAGCTGACTTCGGCACCGCCGATGCTAACAGGCATTTCGTTGTTCTTGACCATGCCGCGCAGGACGTTGCCGAGGTTCATGCGCTGCATCCCAAAGTTGAGGTGGTCCCAACGGGAACCGTCGATGCCGTTCTCGTTGGCGACCTCGATCAGAGTGTCGTGGTCGGTGACTGCGGTCTTTAAGGCCTTGGCGAAGACGTCGCCGTTGTTGGCTTCCTTGCCGTACGCGGCCTTCTGGGCCTTGCTGATTACCGATCCGGCCTTGGTCGAGAGATCGGCCTTGAAGCCTTCCACTGCCCTCTTGATGGCACCATTAACGGACCGTGCGCCCTTCACTGCGGCTTCCTTAGCTGCGGGGTCCATGACCTCAACCCAAGCGCCCCAGTCGGAGTCCGGGTTCTCGATGAACATCTTCTTGGCGTGGGAATTGACTGCTCCTACTAGCTCGTCTACGGTGAACTTCGACATGTCTTGATCTCCTATCTGGGAAGCGGGGCTTGGCCCCGCCCGGTGGTAACAGCACCACCAGATCACCAAAAAAGCAGATCGCGAGGCTCTTGTCAATACCGCTTCTTTTTATGCGCGCGCGCACGTGCGCGCGCGAGCGCTAACCGTCGCAGAGGCGAGTGTCGTGGGGTATTCAGCAAGCACCAGCTCGGCGATGGTGCTTGCTGCGACGGGTGGTGCGACGGGTGGTGCGACGATCACCCGTCGCAAAAGGACGTTAGGACAGACGGGGGCGACGTGGTGGTGCGTCGGTTGCGACGGTTGACTCGGCCATCGACTAACGACGAGGATCGTCGACCGACCACCGATCGCCGGAGGACCGTCGACCGGCTTTTTCGAGCTAGACCCGGATCAATCGTCGCACCGTCGCAAGCAGAGGGTCGAGGGCCGGGGTACCCGTCGCGGTTGACGCATGGCGAATACGTTTTCCCCCCGGCGTGGGCGCGCGCCGGGGGGCTGGCCTCTCGCGAGAGGGGTTCTTACTTGTCGTAGTCGCTCATCTCCGCCAGACCGAACTCTTGCTCTATCAGCGCGAGGATACGCGCTGCTATCGTTTCCGCGTCCTTCTCGTTGGGTGCCGTATTCCGCACCGCTATGGTCTGCAGACTCAGAAGGTGTTGCGTGTCGGAGATCATAACGCGAACCTGTGACATCTCTTCGCTCCTATCCGGCGGCGGGATCGCCGCTCCTATCCGGGCGGCGGGATCGCCGCCCATGAGAAAAAAAGCACAGCGCGTGCGCGAGCGCAAGATCGCGCGTGCGTCCATGCTCGCTCGCTCGCTCGCGCGTGCGCTCGTGTGCGCTCGCTCGCGCTCATGCGCTCGCCCATGCTCGCGCGTCGTGCGCCCATGTTCGCGCGTCGTGTGCGTACGTGCGTGTTCGCGCGTCGTGCGCCCATACTCGTGCGCGCGTACGCGTGAGAATATACACCCCCAAAGAGCGCGTTTCGCGCTCTTTGTTAATGGGACCCGGAACGCTAGCATATAGTCTCTGGATTTTAATATTGTCAATGAATGTCTATTGACACTCCATCTTTCCCCATGTTTTTCTTTCATATGACTCTTACCACGGAACGCCAAACGTATCTCCTTCGCCTCAGGCGACAAGGAAAGTCTCTCACGGAGATAGCAAATATGCTTGATATTTCTACCTCTTCTGTTAGTTCTTCGTTGAAGGGCGCGTATTCCAAGTTACATATGGAACACGAAGCGATCGAGGCCCGTGATTTGGAACTTGCCAGATTGGATGAGGTTCAATCATCCTTCTATGAAACGGCAATTGAGGGGGACCCCAAGGCGGCAGAGGTGGTTTTCAAGTCGATGGACCGCCGCGCCAAACTCCTAGGACTCGACGCTCCTGAGAAAAAACAGATTGAGACAGCATTTACGATTGGCTGGCTGGAAGATGACCACACTACAATCGATGGAGAATCTACACCCGTTAGTAGCGAGGTCGGCGGGGATACTGAGCCTAGCGGTAGTTCGCAGGAAGATACAAAAAAGCGAATTGCTGAGGGTGCGGCAAAGGCTGTCGCAAGCAATTTTGATGATTGACAATCTACTAAAAGAGCTGTAAGGAGCACTACAATGGCGAAGAAAGCAGTTAAGGCGAAGAAAGCAGTTAAGGCGAAGAAAGCCCAGACCGAGACTCCTAAGGAGGCGGTGGTCGTGAAGCCCGAACTCACGGTAGGTTCCGGGGTACGTCGACTAGGCGGGAAACTAGTCACAGGGTAATGCGAACGGTCCTAAATGAAAAAGATAACTATACCTTATAGACCAAGACCAATCCAGAAGGACCTACATACCAATATGGCAAGGTTCTCAGTGGTGGTCTGTCATCGCAGGTTCGGTAAGACAGTGATGGCCGTAAATAAGCTGGTCAAGGACCTGATCAACGCTAAACAAAAAGGACTAGCACGCGCCCGCGCCGTGTATGTGGCCCCCTTATTTAGGCAAGCCAAGCAGATTGCATGGGACTACGCCAAATTCTACTGTGAGAAATTACCAGGGTATAAAGCTAATGAATCTGAGCTTAGAATTGACTTTTTGGACGATTGCCGCTTGTTTCTTATCGGAGCTGATAACCCTGATTCTATTCGGGGTATTTATGCAGATTCCGTTGTACTAGACGAGTATGCGCAGATGAACCCCAAGATGTGGTCGGAAGTCCTACGTCCCGCGCTGACGGATCGCAAGGGCTCGGCCATGTTCATCGGGACCCCCAAGGGGAAAAACGTCTTCCACGACCTGTATAAGCATGGGCTGGACCCTGATAATGTGGACTGGACCAGCCATTTGTTCAAGGCCAGCGAAACTGGATACGTGGATGAGGGGGAACTTCTAGCCGCCAAGAGCGACATGACGGATGAAGAGTATGCACAGGAGTATGAGTGTTCGTGGGAAGCCGCAATCAAAGGGGCCTATTATGGCAAGCTCATGGAAATCGTCGCCAACGAGAAACGGATTAGGTCCGTCCCGTGGGAATCTACTCTCGAAGTGCACACCGCTTGGGACCTTGGCATCGATGATTCCACGGCTATTTGGTTTTATCAAACGGCTGATAGGGAAATTAGGCTTATAAATTTCTACGAATCTAGCGGCGTGGGGTTGGATCACTACGTCAAATATTTAAAGCAACAGCATTATGTATACGGGAATCATTTCCTACCCCATGATGTAAAGGTCAAGGAATTGAGTACTGGACGGTCCCGTTTGGAAATGTTGCGGGGGCTAGGTATTAATGCGAGAGTAGTGCAGAAAATTCCTGTAGACGACGGCATCAACGCCGCTCGATCGCTCCTGCCCCGGTGCTACTTCGACGCCAAGAAGTGTGAGAAGGGGATTGAGGCTATGCGCCAGTACAAGACCGACTGGGACGACAAGACGCAGACCTTTAGACAACGCCCCAAGCACGATTGGACCAGCCATGCGGCGGACGCCTTTAGGTATCTGGCAGTGTCCTTTAGAGACACGGGCAGTGGTCGTCGCCCTACCCGCACTATTTCTGAATACGATGTATTCGATCCCTACGAAAAAGGACCCCGGCAGACCATAGCGGAGGGGACGAATTGGTAATTCGGGCCATGGTGCCCGGAGACGAATCCGCTCTGATCGATATGGGCCACAGGATGTGGGAAGAATCGGACAGATTCAACCGCCACCCCCTGAATATTGATAAGCTCAAGCAGTTGGCCAATTGGGTACATACAGTCCCTATGGTGGAGTGTTTTGTGGCTGAGAAGGACGGCACCATTATAGCAATATGGGTGGGGGCCATAAATCCCTTATGGTACTCCGATGACACCACTGTAACAGACATAGTGTTCTACGTCGATAAGCAACACCGTGGGGGTTCGTCGGCATGGAGATTGATGATCGCCGCAGGCACTTGGGCGAAGGCTATGGGGGCCACGGAAATTAGTATTGGGCTCAGTTCCGGGATTGACACTGAGAAGGTCACGTGTTTTTTTGAAAAAATGGGATACTCGCATGGTGCGAGTGTCATGACAAAGGAGATGGGTTAATGTGTTTTGGCGGTTCATCACCAGCACCACCACCACCTCCTCCTCCTCCTCCCCCAACGACCAACGATGCAGAGGTCAAGGCGGCGGCTGAGGCTGAGAGGAAGCGACGTGTCGCGGCAGCGGGGCGTAGCTCGACCATCTTGACTGGAGGCGCAGGAGTAGTTGAGAGTCAATCAACCAAGAAAAAGACTCTGGGCGGCGGAAGCTAAGACGTCTAATGTCTTTGAAAAAGGGGACCTCTCGGAAGGCTGTACGCCGTAACGTACGAACTCTGCTAACCGAGGGGTTCTCCCAGAAGCAAGCGACTGCTATAGCTCTACGTAAGGCGAGGAAAGCACGTGGCACTAAAAAGACGGGGTGAATTATGCCATTAGACCCTAAAGAAGCTTCAGCGAGATTTAGGTCCCTCAAATCGATGAGGGACAACTGGGAGAATCACTGGCAGGAAGTTTCGGAGCTAGTGTTGCCCCGAAGGTCCGACTTTGTGGGTCCGCGAGAATCCGGCGACAAGCGGGGGTTAAAAGCCGTTGATTCCACGGGCATTATCGCCAACGAACTTCTAGCGGCGGGACTACAGGGGATGCTGACCAATCCGGCGTCGATGTGGTTCACGCTCAAGGTCGATGACGAGTTGATGGGGCAAGAGGGGGTCAAGGCGTGGCTAGAGGCTGTGGAGAAGGTCATCTTCAACGAGTTTAACGCTTCCCCGTCCGGTTTCACGTCCCATATGCACGAACTTTACCTTGACCTCACGGCGTTTGGGACGTCGGTCATGTTCATCAGTGAAAACGAGGAAGAGGAGCTTGTATTCTCGACCCGTCACCTCAAGGAGTGCTACCTTGCGGAAGATGCGTGGGGCAAGATCGACACCGTGTACCGGAAGTTCGACTATACGGTACGCCAGATCATGCAACGCTGGCCCAAGAATCCGGGTAGGGAAGTCCAGAAACTGTGGGACAAGAAAAAGTATGACGAGAAACTAGAGGTCATGCATTGTGTCTATCCCCGCCGGGACCGTGACCCGAAGATGAAGACCCCAGAGCATATGCCCATCGCGTCATGCTACATGTTGTTCAAGTTCGAACACACGCTGGCCGAGGGCGGATTTGAAGAAATGCCATATGTCGCCCCGCGCTGGATCAAAGCCGCAGGAGAAACATATGGTCGCGGACCGGGGATGAATACCCTCCCCGATGTGAAAATGTTGCAGCAGATGGCGAAAACCATCATCAAGGCCGCGCAGAAAGTTGTCGATCCCCCGCTCCAAGCAGAAGATGATAGCGTACTGGGTCCCGTTCGCACGGTCCCCGGTGGTCTTAATTTCCGGCGTCCCGGATCAGACCCTATTGCCCCCCTAATCACTGGCGCGAGAATTGATATCGGGTTGGATATGACGAGGGATTTGCGGGAACGTATACGCGAGGGGTTCTTTATCGATCAGCTACAATTGAACCAAGGCCCTCAGATGACGGCCACGGAAGTATTGCAACGCACGGAAGAAAAGTTAAGATTGCTGGGACCGGTGCTTGGTAGACTCCAATCAGAAATGCTCAGCCCATTGATCAACAGGGTATTCGGTATCCTATCTCGATTGAACAAACTCCCCCCTCCCCCGGAGTCGATCGAAGGTGTCGAATATTCTGTTGAATATGTATCCCCACTTGCCAGAGCGCAAAGGCAGGTCGAGGCCAATAGTCTGTTGAGAGTGTTCGAAATCGGTGGTCCAGTGTTACAAATCGACCCCGAAGCGGCGAGAGTGGTAAACGGTGCAGACATCCTCCGTTGGTTGGCCAATTTGTTTGGCGTTCCGTCCTCGCTCGTCAAGACCGAAGAAGAACTTGAGCAAATACTGGAAGCTGAACGACAAGCCCTGCAACAAGCCCAGCAGATGGCCATGTTAGAACAAATGGCTGGTGCCGCTGATAAAGCAGGTGGCGCGATACAGAAAGCTGGCCCAGCAGTGGAGAAATTAATTGGCGGCGGACAAACAGAAGAAACTACAAACTAAGACCGATTACGAAATAACGTTCGGCACACCCGAAGGGAAAAGGGTTCTAAACGATATACTTAAGAATACCCATTGTTTAGAACCGTCTTTTGATGCCGACCCGTATGTAACGGCCTTCAATGAGGGGGCAAGGAATGAGGCACTACGTATCCTCACCATCCTCCAGTATAAACCCCAACATTTTGTGCGGATAGTAGCACAGGAGGAAGAAGAAGATGGCTGAAGAAGAAGTAGTAGTCGAAGAAGCCCCGGCAGTCGTTCAAGTTGACACAGGTGACGATTGGAAACAGGCTCTCCCCGAAGATATCCGGGATGACGCCAACTTTTCGAAGTACACGTCGATGGAAAGTTTCGCCAAAGGGCATTTGAATGCTGTGTCCATGTTGGGCAAGGAGGTCGAACTCAAGTTGCCGGATAACGACGACGAGCGAAACGACTTCTATAACAAGCTTGGTCGACCCGAAGAGCCAGCGGGGTATGAATTCAAAGCCCAAGAGGGCGTCCCGGAAGAGTTGGCTACCTACGTTGAGGGTCGGATTGAGGATTTCCGCCAAGCCGCTCATAAGATGGGGTTGTCCTCTTCCCAAGCCTCTGCACTCCACGACTGGTATATGGAGGGCAATAAGGAAAGTTCCATGGCTATTGGCGAAACAGTTGCCGCCACTAGAAAGGAGGGCTGGGATTCTCTTCAAAAGGAGTGGGGTGAGGGGTATGACCGCCACATGACCGCCGCGAAGAATGCCCTTGCCGAATTTGGTGACGAGGGGTTGGTCACATATCTTGAGGAGACAGGATTGGGCGATCACCCCGGTTTGATCAAGGCGTTTGCAAACGCGGGGTTGGCCATTAAGGGCGACACGGTGTTGGAGGACGGCGACAGCGGGGACACCCCAGCCGCACTCGATGGGCAAATCAAGGAAATCATGGCGAGGAACGAGTACTGGGACGCTGACAGCCCCGAAAGACCTGCTCTGGTTCGCAAGGTTTCTGATCTTATGAAGAGGATGCACCCGAACCAGCACCCTCAGGCTTGACAGCCTGACCTCTTCTAGTATATACTTTTCGTGATAGGCGTTATTCTAGATACCGGGGTTCCCGCCTAGGTAGCGTAGCACCAATCGAGAGGCCGGGACTTCCCGATACCCTCAAAGAGCGGTTCACCCTGAACCTAACTTTTAACGAGGTGTAGGCTATGAGCCTTCAAATCACTACCGCATTCGTGGAGCAGTACTCTGCCAATGTACAACACCTCGCTCAGCAGAAGGGTTCCCGTCTGCGTTCAGCCGTCATGACAGAAACAGTCGTCGGTAAGAATGCTTTCTTTGAACAGATCGGAGCTACGTCTGCGCGAGTGAGAACTTCGCGTCACTCCGACACCCCCCGTGTGGATACCCCACATGCGAGGCGTCGGCTTTCCCTTGTCGATTACGACTGGGCGGACCTCATTGATAATGAGGATCGCGTCCGAATGTTGATCGATCCAACCTCACCCTATTCGCAAGCCGCCGCGAATGCTATGGGTCGTGCTATGGATGATGCTATCATCGATGCCGCCGATGGCACCGCGAACACTGGCGTTGCTGGTGCAACCTCCACGAGCCTTCCTGCCGCGCAGGTAGTTAACGTTCAAGTTGGTATCGACCCTGCTGCTGATACTGGCCTCAACGTCGGCAAATTGCGCGGTGCTAAGGAAATCCTCGACCAAGCTGAAATCGAAGACGAAGATCGTTTCATCGCTCTCAATGCCAAACAGCTTAAAAACCTGTTGGCCGAGACTGAAATTACGTCGTCCGATTACAACATCGTCAAGGCTCTTGTTCACGGCGAGGTCGATACGTTCCTCGGATTTTCGTTTATCCGTACGCAACGTATTGAAAACGACGACAACTCCGATAATAAGGTGTTGTTCTGGAACAAGAAGGGCATCATGCTGGGTATTGGTTCAAATCCGACCGCGAAGATTTCTGAGCGGGACGACAAGAACTACGCTACCCAGGTCTTCTACTCAATGTCCATTGGTGCTACCCGCATGGAAGAAGCCCGTGTCGGGTACATCGAATGTGACCCTAGCTAAGGAGGGCTGAACAAATGGCGGTCGTAAACCTTAAAGGGTCGCTCGTGATGACGGACTTGGACGCTACCCCAAGCGTGATGGCTGATGCCGCTCACGCCCATGGTCGCGTTCGGACATGGATTGACACGGTTGAAGCAGGTGCAGCTGATACCACGTCTTCAACGTATTTGTTGGCTCGCTTGCCTTCGAATGCGGTAATCTTGCCCACGTCCACACTTTACTGGGACGACCTTACCACCACCGGTTCCCCGACTTTGGACCTCGGTGTATTCAACCTTTCCGGAAAATCGGACTTTACCGATGACCCGGATGCGTTGTCGAACGGACATGATTGCACGTCTGCTGGTAGCGGAGCCGCTATCACGCAAGGTGCAAGCATTTCTACATACGGCATTCCGCTTTGGGACCAGATTAGCGGTGTTACTTCTGATCCTGCAACGGACGTCGATATCAAGGTCAAGCTTGTGGACGCTGCCATCGTCGGCGGCGGAACTATCACTCTGGTGATGTACTACACGGTTGACTAAACAGGTCGGGGGGGTGTCTTTCGGGGCACCCCCCCTTCCTATATTAGAGGAGTACTATGGAACATCCCACAGGGAAGAATCCAAAAAAAGTAATCCTCGTTGGTCTTGGACCCTCCAAATCAGAATACATGAATATAATGGGGTCCTCCAGCCACGCCATAGAGCACGACGAGGTTTGGGGAGTGAACGGTGCGGGTGCAGTCATTAAAGTGGACTGCTCTTTTGCTATGGACGACTATCTTACGTGCGTGAACCGCACACCGAATTTCGCCAAGTGGTTCGAAGAGGCAGAGGAGCCGTTTTTCACCTCAATGCCCCGCAACCCGAAGGCACTAGAGTACCCATTGGCCGAAGTACTAGATATGCCGGGGGCTCGTCCTTACTTCAATGGTTCCGTCAGTTATGTCGCGGCCTATGCCGCTCTGATTGGCGTCGAGGAATTGACCATCTTCGGGTGTGACTATCTGTATGGGGGGATAGGTCAGATGCCACCCCGTCAAACGGAAACCGTCGCTCGATACTATGCATGTATGTCATTCTGGTTGGGCTTCTGCTCAGCTAGAGGAATGAATGCGGTGATATGCCCCTCCAGCCCGCTACTCGACGCTGACCTATTGGTATTGGAGCAATTTTACGGGTATGTGATCAAGCCACATTATGAATCCAATCCCCCCACCCATCTAGGCGGGTCGTTCGCCAGATGCCATATCGACCAAGGTGCACTTGATTTCGTGGCCGAAAAATTCGACGTCAAGACTATGGTGGACGTGGGTTGTGGAACTGGTGATATGGTGATCGCAGCCAAGGAACGTGGTATACAGGCAGTCGGGATCGATGGGGATGTTCACGCCCAACGCAGGGTCAAGGTGTATATTCATGACTACACCACTGCCCCGCTCCAAGTGCAGGACTCAGACCTAGGCTGGAGCGTCGAGTTTCTTGAGCATGTGAAAGAGGAGTATATGCCGAACTACATGGAGACGTTCAAGAGCTGTAAACGTCTCGTCATAACGGCGGCTCCCCCCGGCACACCGGGGCATCACCACGTAAATCTTCAAGATCAGGCATACTGGGTCGAGAAGTTTAAGGAGTATGGTTTCACATTGGATGAAGCTACCACCACTGCCGTCAGAGAAGTGTCTACCATGGGACGAGACTTCATGCGGGACACCGGCATGGTTTTTGAAAGGGCCGCGTAATGACATCAGAGGTTAGCATTTGCAATTTAGCTCTCACGAAGATTGGTGAGGAGCAAATATTGTCTCTTACGGAGGACACCAAAGCTGGTAGGCTCTGCAATCTCCATTATGCCCACATGCGTGACACCGTTCTTAGGTCCCATTATTGGAATTTTGCGATTAAAAGAGTGGCTCTCGCGGCTTCCACCACCGCCCCCGTATATGAGTATACCACGGCATTCCCACTACCCTCCGATTTCATACGTATCTTGGATACGAACTTACTGCGTGGCGCGGACTGGAAAATCGAAGCTAATGAACTAGTCACAGACGACGATGCCGTGTCGATTCGGTATGTGGCCAGAATCACTGATACTAACCAGTTTGACCCCCTGTTTGTTGAGGCCCTCGCCGCCAGAATTGGTGCTGAATTGGCGCAACCTCTGGCCGATAGCGTCACTCTCACTGATGCTATGTTCCAGTTATTCGAGAGGAAAATTCGAGAGGCGAGGGGGGCCGATGCTCAGGAGGGTGAACCTGATGGTATGGATGCGGACATTTGGTTAGATTCCCGATTAGCGTATACGAGTCCATTTAATGCCTAGAGTTACCTATACTCAAACCAACTTTTCGGGGGGGCAACTCTCTCCCCGCTTGGCTGGGAGGGTTGATATTGCCAAGTACGAGAATTCTCTTAAGACTTTAGAGAATATGTATATAGTACCACAGGGCGGGGCTGTTCGTCGTGGTGGTTCAAAATATATAGCCTCAGGAAAAACCAACACCAAAAAGGTGCGATTGGTTAATTTTGAATTTTCCACTTCCCAGGCGTATATATTAGAATTTGGTGATTTATATGTTCGGGTGTATAAGGATCGGGGGGTCATTGAAACAGGTTCTCCCTCTGCCCCCGTCGAAGTGGCCACTACATACACCGAGGCCGAACTGTTTGAGTTAACGTTTATTCAGTCAGCCGATGTCTTGTATATTGCCCATAAAGACCACGTTCCAGCAACTCTATCTCGTACGTCTCATACTGCATGGGCATTGGCCGATTACGCTCTGATTTCTGGGCCTTTGCAAGATGTGAACGTTACGGCCACAACTCTCAGAGCATCGGGCACGTCTGGTTCTGTTAATATCACGGCATCTTCCACCACCGGAATTAATGACAATACAGGGTGGCAGTCCACTGATGTGGGTAGAATTGTCGAAATCGACACTGGGTCCACCAAAGGACACGCAGTGATAACTTCTATTACCAGTACCACCATTGCGGTAGCTACCACTCAAACAGGTCGAGATTTCGGTAATACATCGGGGTATACTGCTTGGGCCTTAGGTCATTTCGCGGTGAATAATTACCCACAGGCTGTGTCATTCTATGAACAACGGTTGGTCTGGGCTGGCCCCCCTGATTTTCCACAGCTTATGGCATTCAGTCTGTCTGGTGATTTTCCGAACCATTTGGCTGGTTCCGAAGCCTCAGATGCTCTAGTGTATACTATTGCAACGGACCAAGTGAACGCGATCTTGTGGTTGAACGCTGGACCCTCGTTGATCGTCGGGACGGCTGGTGCTGAATTCATTGTGGCGGCATCGTCGGCGGCTGAGGCCCTAACTCCTACCAATGTTCGTGTCACGAGACAAACTCAATTTGGGAGTGGGAAACTCCCTGCAATTCGTATATCTAATGTCGTGCTGTTTATTCAAAGAGCGTTGCGTAAAGTCCGAGAGTTCGTATTTAAATTTGAGTCCGACACCTTCGTTGCCCCAGATTTGAATTTGTTGTCCGATGATATCACCCAATCTGGTATCGTGGACTGGGCTTATCAACAAGAGCCAGACTCTATCGTCTGGGTTGTTCTAGGCGATGGAACATTACTCAGTCTTACGTACCAACGCGATCAGGAAGTAGTAGCGTGGACGAAACATATTATGGGTGGGGTGTCTGATACTTCAAGTACCCAACCTATAGTAGAATCCGTAGCCGTCATCCCCGCCACAGCAGATGATAATGCTGGTATTGATGAAGTCTGGGTGTCGGTCCTCCGCTGGGTGAATGGCGCACAGGCACGTCACGTAGAAGTGATAACCCCCGGTCTTGAAGATACCCAAGGACAGGAATTAGCATTCTTCCTAGATAGTGGTCTATCCCTTAATGCCCCTCTGACCATCACAGGAGTCACCCAAGCAAATCCTGTCGTAGTTACCTCAGCTTCTCATGGAATGTCGGATGGGGGGTTGGTGGACCTCCGTGACATCAGTGGTACCACGGAACTTAATAACAAACGGTTTAGAGTGATTGAGTCTGCGGCCAATACTTTCGAATTGATGGCTGTTGGGGGTGTCGCTGTGACGGCTGCTTCTAATGCCAACCCTGGAAATATCCAAGCTATCGCCCATGGATTCTCCACCGGGGACGAAATCGGGTGTGTCAATTTTGGCGGGGCCACTGGGTACAATGGTAATGGGTATACTATCACGAAAGTGGATGCCGATAACTTCACGGTTGGAGTCGATGCGGCTGCTTTTGGTACTTGGACTACTGGCGGTACTGTTCATCTTCTACGCGACGGCTCGGCGGATACAGCGTACGTCACTGGTGGAACGGCGAGAGTTGCAACTACGGCTATTTCGGGTCTTACCCACCTAGAAGGCGAATCTGTGACCATATTGGGGGACGGGGCAGTACAACCAGCTAAAACGGTGTCTAGTGGGGCGATTACTCTTGACACTGCGGCTAGTATTGTTCACGCAGGTTTATCGTACACCTCCAAATTGGTGACCCTGAATATTGAAGCGGGAGCCCCGAAAGGTTCCACCGCGCAGTCTAAGACCAAACGTATTCACGAGGTTTCGGTGCGTATGTTACGTTCAATAGGGCTACAAATAGGTACCGAAGGTGGTACACTGGACGTAGTACCATTTCGTGGGAGCGATGATTTGATGAACTCCCCACCCGCATTGTTCACTGGGGACAAACAGGTGCCATACAACAAAGGATACGAAACCCAAGGAAACATCGAAATTCAACAGACGCAACCATTACCGATGCATATCATCTCATTGGTTGCCCACATCAAGACGAATGATTAGGTGAATCATGTGTTCAGGGGCAGAAATAGCAGTCATCGCCCAAGTCGCCTCAGCCGCCGCCGGAGCGGTGGGGGCTATTCAACAGGGACAGGCAGCGAAGAAATCCGCTGAATTCAACGCCGCCGTCGCACGAAATCAGGCGATTGCCGAGCGTCAGAAGGCCCAATTTGATGCGGACCGGGACCGAGAAGCCACCCAACGTCTGCTCAGTCTACAGAACGCTCAGTTTGGGGCGAGTGGGGTGGCGGCGGCGGGGACCCCATTATTGGTCCTGTCAGACCAAGCCGCACAGGCAGAATTGGACGCACAGGCCATCATCTATGGTGGCGCGGTTCGTTCCCAAGGATTTGAAAATGAGGCCCGGCTACAAACTATCAGGGGTAAATCCGCCGCCACCGGGTCCCTGTTCTCTGCTGGTGGTTCGTTATTAACAGGATTAGGGGGAGCGGCGTCTGGTGCAAGTAAATTGCCCCCGAAGTCGTTCTTGCACATCTAATGGCAAAAATTCCTTTCCAATTAAGACGTAAGTCTATTCCAGGTGCGGAGTACCAGCCTCGTGCGACGGCAGACGATTTTGGCGCAGCTATCGGCAGAACCTCACAGAGGTTCGCTGGGCAAGTTAGCAAATTCGCATCAGACTTCGTTGATAAAAAGTTCCAAGAAGAATCTGATATTTACGTGTCCAGAGTGCAGTCCGAAGCACGAAAAAAGTTCACCCGTCGCGCCATAGAACTACGCAAGGAAGTAGGTGAGGATATCACAGGCACTCTGGCCTTTGAGTATGAAGCCTATCGTCACACCACCCTCCTGGATGCCCCTAATGATGATGCCGCTCGTCGTGCAAATATAGCTCTGGATGCTATTAGTGGGACGCTCACATCTAATTCCATAATCGGGGACGAAATCGCCCGTGACAAGCGAGTAGAGTTCCAGTCGTTGCAGTCGCACCGGGACAACCTGACCACGGTGTATGACGATTTCGGCCAACTGCCTATCGTCATGGCGACGGAAGCTGCACAGATCAGCAGCCTTAGGCTGGACCCCCAGACCAAGATAGAGTTGACCATAGAACGCCGCATGGAATTGGGGCGAGAGGCTCTGACTGGGCTGGTGGATCGGGACAGGGCAGGCGCGGAGCAGGTACTACGTATATTGAATGACCCCACCCACTCCGAATTAGCAAACCTGATGGGCAACCCTGAGGAAGGCATAGCCCTAGAGGACCTACTCGACGTCAAGCACCGCCAGAAGCTAGAGAAGTACGTTGACACGACGATCGAGTCCCATGATGCTGAAGCACGGGCGGTACGGTTGGACAAGGAAAATCAAAGGATTCTTGCCCAGCGCAAAATTAGGAATGACCTATACGTTCTATTTGAGAAGGGTACTCTCACCAACGAGCTTATTGCGGCTTCCGGCGCGGATGCGGATACGAAAAACCATATGCGAAATCTATTGATTATGCGGGAGGAGGGGCGGGAAGATCCGGGACCGGCGCAAGCGGAACGGTATAATGCATGGGTTGCTCTGGTGGATGTTATTGAGGGCACCCCCACGGAAAATATCCAAAGAATAGATACATTGATTGATTGGCACGTGGCTGCCCGTCTAATTACTCCTAATCAGGCGGTCCAACTGTCCCAGAGACTGAACCAGCCCGTCATCAAGGCCCGTAATCTCCTCGAAAAGACCCTCCATAACCTTATCACCAAGACCAACAACCTCACAGGTCTGCGAGACCCCGTGGGTGATGCCCTATACGAAGCGGCAATAGCTGACATCAACGATGCTGTTGAGGAAGCCACAAAAGATTACCGCGAATTTGAAGGGCACGACTTTGGACGCCGTGCCAGTGTATATGACTTGTTCGACCCCCGCACGGAGGCAGGTAAAAAGTTGCGGAGTCGCCTATATACGAATTATGTACGATCCCCGGCCCAAATTACGGAAGACATTGCAAGGGCAAGTGGGGTGGGGTGGGACCTTGACCCCAAGATGGAGAATCAAGCCATTATTGATTCTATCCTTGAGGCTGTTGGTAGTAATGAGTAATCTTCTACAGACTCTTCAAGAACAAGGCCACGACCCCAAACGCATAGAGAGCATTGTGGGCGGGGTTCGCGCTGCTCTCGCCAAGAAGGGTATGTCCAACTACGAAATTGACCAGAAGTTGGGGATCGCGCCGTTTGACACGTCCGATTTTCAAGAGTTCCTGGTAAACGCCGCACGGGATAAGTTCGGTGAGGATGGTGGTGGTTTCGCTCGTGGGGTATTCTCCCTAGACGATTTCTTCTCAGCTGGCTTCGAGCAGTCCACTCTATCCATGGTCTTTGATCGCCCCTCTCAGGAGTCGGACGACGCTCTGATGCTTGAAGATAAATCACTGGCCCAAGACACAGCCGCCTCATTGGGTACTCTTGTTGGTGACCTTCCGGCTATGGTAGGTGGGTTCATTATTGGTGGTGGTGCTGGTGCAGGAACTGGCCCCGGAGCCCTAATCACCGGGACGGCAGGTGCGTTTGCTTTGCCGGAAGTCCTACGTACTGTGATGATGGACGCCTACGAGAATGGAACCATCACCTCTTTTGCCCAGTTCTGGGACCTGCTGGTTGAGACTAGCATCCATGGGGCCAAGGGGTATATAACGGGTGCCGCGACTGGTACGGCGGGGTGGGCCGTAAAGCCTTTGGCCAGCGTCCTACCGGGGTCCGTTTTACCGGCCACGGCGAAACTGTCCGCTGAGGTGGCCGCATTTACCACGGTGGGTGCAGGTCTGGAAGGTAGGGTGCCAGAGCCCCGCGAGTTCCTGCTGGGTGCGACTACCATTCTGGGCCTGCGAGCTGGTACCAAATCCGCTGGATTCATCGCTAAGAAGAGCAGGGACATCTACCGTAAGGTAGGCAAGCGTCCTATAGATATGCAACAGGATATACTCATCGAGCCCACTATTAGGGAAGATTTGGCATCCGAGAACATCGAAACTCCTAGAGCCTACATGGACCCAGACCAAATTGGGAGAGTAATACCTCTGACCAAATTGGTACGCGGTGAAGATGGCAAGCCATTAACATTTGAAACTATGGAAGCGGCTACGGAATTTGTTGAAAATCGCCAAGAATATATGACTCTCTATAGCCAAGGGTCATCCCGCAGGGAGCCCATAGGGGATAGATTCGATATCATTGAAACCGAAGGTATCATCCGGGTAACTAGAAACGCAACCAAGGATGAGCTAGATGCCGCCGGGGGTAAACCTCCGGGACTTCCCGCGCCCCCCGCGCCGAAGCAGTTGCCCAGTCCAGTCGAGAGGACTCGCAGGGAATTCCTACAGGGTAGTGCGGCGGCGGCGGCAGTCCTCTCGACTGGCGGGAAAGTTCCATTATCTCAAGTAGTGATGGGGTCCGCTACCTCTAACAAAAGCACTCTAGTCTTTGAAGGCGGTCGAGGGGGCGTGGCAGTGTTGTTCCCCGAAAAGGCTGGCCTAGACATGTTCGGGAGTGACGGCATCGGGGTGCAATTGAAGGGGGTTAAAGATTTTGCAGAGGCGAAAGAGATCACTGAGAGATTGCCGGGTTCCGAGGAACCCTCTCATTTAGTTGTTTATAGGGCAGAGGCCAAAGAGATTGAATTTATTGATATCTCCGAAAAATCCGAGATAGAGATTGACCTGATTGTAGAAAAGGCTGAGGCCGAGGGAGTGCTACTGGACACGGACTTCTTTGGCGCACACACGAGCCTTAAGGATATGTTTGAATTTGAGAAGAATTTCACAGGCGGGGATATGCAGCTCGCGGGTGAGAGAGTAGAATCGATTACCAATGGAAAATTCAGACTCAACCCGATTACTAACGAAATGGAGGCTACAGAAACGGGTAAGAAGATTTTCAAACAACTAGCCGATCGTCTTGAGAGAGTGGCTAAAGAGAGAGAAGTCGAGGCCGTTCGCCAGTTGCCCGGTCCAGAGAGTCATGGCGCGGGGGGTAAACCTCCCCCGCCTCCCCCGCCGAAGCAGTTGCCCAGTCCAGAGAGTCCCAGCGATCGGATTGGAAAAAGAATTTCAGTTGGCGAGACTGAGGCCAAACAGCCTAGGAGTTTACACGACTTATATGAAAGCATCTTTGACGACCTGCATCCCTTAGCGCGGACTGTAAAAACTATTAAGGAAGCGGGTAGTATCAGTGAACTCGCCGCCCATGAGGACCCACTCATTTTGGCGCGGAACCTTAGGGGCGTGTCGGGCGTCGGTGACTCATTCCTTGAGTTCGGAGCCCTAGAGTACGCAGGGAAATCCAAGGTAGGCGAGTCCTTCCGGGAAATCGTGCGCCCCATCGATCAGGCTGGTAGGCTCCAGCCATTTAGAGAGTATATGATCGCCGTCCGTGTCTTAGAACTTGAAAAGCGCGGTATTGAAACGGGTATCGACCCTAAGGACGCCAAAGCTACGGTGGAGGCTGGAAAGAAAGAGTTTGCTGACCACTTCAAGCGGTTACGTATTTTCCAAACCACAGTGTTGGCGTATTTAAAGGATTCGGGGGTCATCAGCGAGAAATCATTCAAGCACATCGAAGAGGCCAACAAGGACTTCGTACCTCTCAATCGCGTGATGGACCCCAATTCTACGGCGGGGGAGGGGCTACGCACATGGACGCCGATTAAGAGGATTACGGGTTCGAAGCGTACGATAGTGGACCCGATTGAGAGTATCATGAGGAATGTCTATGTCCTCACTACTCTGGCTGAGAGAAACAGGACTATGAACGCGCTGGTTGACCTTCATGAGAGGGCTCCGCACCTCAAGCTCATACGCAAGAAAAAAGCGACCTCCACTGTGACCAAGGTGGAGTCTAAGGAATTACAGAAACTTTTGGAACCTTACCTAGGATCGGGCAAAAAGGTTAAAGATCAATTGTCTGAGGCCGATATATCAGTATTTCGGAGCAAGGTGTTTCTAAATGATAAGGACGTTATTCGCTTTAAAGATGGCAAGGCTGAGGTGTACGAAGTTAACCCTGATCTTGCTAGAGCTTTGGCGGCGATGGACCGTGGGGAATTGGACGCGGTTGTAAAAATACTGGCTCTTCCGGCATCCCTGCTCCGGACTGGTGCTATCCTGACTGATACGTTCATGGCCCTTAACTTCATGCGGGATACGGTATCCGCCTTCCTTTACTCCAAGGACGGATTCATTCCGGTCATTGATACGTTCGTGGGCATGGCTCACATACTGGGTAGAAGCAAGGCTTACCAAGAGTGGGTAGCGTTTGGTGGACAGTTTGCCCACCTACAGGCGATAGACAGAAGTTACCACCAAAAAGGACTAAAGGAAATCCTAACCAGTCTGCCAGCCCGTAACGTGGTCCGCAACCCGCTGGAAATTCTTCGTGCTATGTCGGGGCTGGTCGAGCAAGGAACTCGCGTCAAGGTGTTTGAGCGTCGAGCACGTAAGGCGCAGAAAAAAGAGGGTAAACCTCGTATTGAGGCCTTGACCGAGGCGGCGTTCGAAGCTAGGGACGTGACGCTGGATTTCCAGAAGTTTGGTGCCAAGACCCGATCACTCAATGCTATGTCCGCTTTCTTAAATCCGTTCCTACAGGGGCAGGACAAGCTCGTAAGGGCGTTCAAAGATCGTCCCGTGGCGATGACTGCTAGGGTTTTTGCTGGGATAGTCTTGCCGTCAGTCATGCTTCATTTGGCCCAGCGTGACGAGAAATGGTATAAGGAGCTTGCCCAGTGGGAGCGGGACTTGCACTGGAACTTCAAAGTCGATGATGTGATATGGAAAATCCCAAAACCCTTTGAGATTGGTTTGATTTTTGGCACGGGTGCTGAAAACTTCGTTGAGTGGATGATCGATGGCGACGACAAAACCGCCAGGAGATTCCTAAATACTCTTGCTAAATCAGTGGTGCCAAATCTAATTCCACAAGCATTAATGGTTTCGCGAGAGGTGTGGGCCAATAAGAGTGTCTTCCTAGATAGACCTATCATCCCCCGCGACAGAGAAGGTTTGTTGTCAGAACTACAACATGGCCTCTATACTTCTGAGACAGCCAAGCTTATTGGGAGAGCGATAGGCGCGGTACCATTGGTTGGTCCCACGGATAAAATAGCCAGTGGTGCGGTGGTCGAGCACATCATTAGGGGGTGGACTGGCGGACTGGGAAAATACGCTCTGGACCTGATAGATGGGGCTCTCGTTGCCAGTGGTGCAGTCCCGGACAATATCGAACCGACGCCCTCCGTCTTGTCCAGAATTCCTTTTATTAAGGCTTTCGTCGTGCGTCACCCGTCGCTAAACACCTCGACCATTGAGCGGTTTTATGAGGCGTACGCAAGGCAAGAGTCCATCATGAAGTCGTACAAAAAGCTTGTGGCAGAGGGGCGTGGACAGGAAGCCCAGGAGTTGTTCATTGATACGGCACAGTCGGGGGGAATCTATCGCCTGGCCAAACAGCGCGAGGCGATGGCCAATATGTCCAAGATGATTCGGCGTATGTATAGGCTCAAAAAGATGGAGGGGATGGACGACAAACAGTTGGCCCAGTGGAAACGGGAAAATATTGACGCCTTGTACATAAGAATGAACCAAATCGCTGCTACTGGCCTCGCGGTGGCCGACGCATTCGAGGAGTCTATTGCTAAGTAGACCCTCAATGTGGTACAATGCACTTAGGAGTACCAAAGAATGACCTTATCGGGAACTACAACGGAAGTTAGCTATGCTGGGGATGGCGCGGTAACGGTGTTCACCGTGACTTTTCCATTTTTGGGTACCGGCTCCACATCAGAATTAGAGGTCGTTGAACGAATCATAGCGACTGGTGCCGAGACTACCCAGACCTATTCTACAGATTACACGGTCACTGGGGGGTCTGGTTCCACGGGTACTGTGACGGCGGCTACGGCTCCAGCGTCTGCAGTCGAGTGGCACATTCGGCGGATCACCACCAGAACTCAGGGTACTGATTACGTCGAAAATGATGAGTTCCCCGCTAACAGTCATGAGGATGCCCTAGATCGTCTGACGATGATTGCACAGGAAACCATCCGCGACTTGGGTGATTCATTCCAGTATCCGGACAGCTACACGGGCGGTGCTTCCACCATCATGCCAGAGCCCGTGGCCAATAGCTATCTACTCTGGAACGCGGATGCGGACGCTCTGACGACATCCACCACGTCGGCGGCACAATTCCTTGGCAGCAATGGCACAGTATCTCTTCCGTTTTACTCTTTCTCAGATGACCCAGATTCGGGCGTATACCGGATTGGGGCCAATAATGTTGGCATCGGAGTAGCTGCGACAAAGATACTGGACGTTGCAACAGCTGGGTTGTCCATCACTGGCACGACAACAAGTTCCGGTATTCTGTCCATCGACGACACAACCGAAACGTCGTCGGGCACCACCGGGTCCATCCACACAGATGGCGGCGTTGGAATCGCCAAGAAGCTGCACGTCATTGGAACGACCACGCATGGCGGGAATGTTGTCAGCGACACCGACAGCACAGATGATCTTGGAACTACCGGGGTTCGCTGGGCCAATCTGTTCGTCGATGACATCACGGCCACGGCGGCGATCACTGCCGGCGGTGTTATCACTGGTGCCACGCTTGAGGCGACAGGCGACACCAGCGCATCCGATAATGCTGCGATAGGCTACACCGCTTCCGAAGGTTTAATTCTCACAGGGCAGGGAAGTTCTTATGACATAACACTGAAGAACGATGCTGACGGCACTATTTTTGGTGTTCCCACGGGAGAAACGAGCATTCTTTTCCCAGATAATGCAAAGGCAGAATTTGGTACAGGTCGTGATTTACAAATTTATCATTCCGGCAGTCATAGTTATATTAATGACAGTGGCGTAGGTAATTTATATCTTGCTGGTGATAACTTAGCGTTAACGTCCGCTGGTACATCCGAAAGTTATCTACAAGCTGTTAAAGACGGCGCTGTCACTCTTTACTACGATAATACCGCTGCACTTGCTACTGCGTCTGCTGCTGTAAATGTTACAGGTGATCTAACCGCAACGCTTACAATCCAACCCGGTGGTGATACTTCTACTGGAGACAGTGCTGCAATCGGCTATACCGCTGCTGAAGGGCTCATCCTAACCGGCCAAGGCAGCACCTCAGATATTACAGTAAAGAACGATGCTGATGGTACTGTCTTCACAGTTCCCACTGGTACAGACGATATTAAGTTTCCTGATGATGCAAAAGCCATATTCGGCGCGGATGATGACCTGTCTATTTATTCTAGCGGTTCTAGCGGCGTTATTACGGCCCCTACTAATTTGAGATTGTATACGGCAGATTGGGGTGTATCGAACGCTGGTGCATCTGAATCAATGATAAGTGCCGTGCAAAATGGCGCTGTCACTCTTTACTACGACAATACCGTTGCACTTGCTACTGCGTCTGCTGCTGTAAATGTTACAGGTGATCTAACCGCAACGCTTACAATCCAACCCGGTGGTGATACTTCTGCCGGAGATGCTGCTGCGATAGGCTACACCGCCGGTGAAGGGCTCATCCTAACCGGCCAAGGCTCGACCTCAGATATCACAGTAAAGAATGATGCTGATGGTACGGTATTTACAGTCCCAACAGGGACAGATGATATTCTGTTCCCTGACACCGCAAAGGCAATGTGGGGTGATAGTAGTGATTTACAAATTTACCATGATGGTAATGGTTTTATTGCGAGCAACATCGGTCTTTATTTACGATCTACTTCGATGTATGTACAAAATGCTGATGGTTCAGAAACCTCTGCTCGATTTTTAATGGATAATGCGGCTGAGCTTTATTATGACAACAGTAAAAAGTTTGAAACAACCGCTGCCGGAGTCACTATAACCGGCGAAGCTATCGCGACCGGATTCACCGGCACCTTAGACGGCATACTTGGTTCCGGTGCGGCAGCGGCTGCTTCAGTGACAACGCTTACCACCAGCGGCATCGTTTCGGTCGACGACACCACCGACAGCACCAGCGGCACCACAGGCAGCATCCATACTGATGGTGGGGTTGGTGTGGCGAAGGATGTGTTCATCGGTGGGGAGGTTGGAATTGGTGCAGCTCCCGGAGCTCCAAAATTGAATATAGCCTCTTCTGCGCTTGGTGTTGCTGCACAATTCACTGATGGCGTTAACTACGGATTAAACATCACAGGCATTTCTGGCGGTGTAGATTATGTAATGAATGGGACACAGAGCTTTAGAGTTTCCCAAGTTAGTGGCGGGACACCTTTACTGATTGATACTAGTGGAAATCTAATTACCGACGGCCTTCTTTCCGTTGACGACACCACCGACAGCACCAGCGGCACGACAGGCAGTATCCATACGGATGGCGGGCTAGGTGTAGAGAAAGATATCTATTGTAAGGCCACAATTATATCAGCGGAACAATTGGTTCTTGGTATCCCCGGTAGCCGCCACGGCTTTGTTGCTTCGGGCAATCATATGTATTTCAATATCGACAGTGACAATAACTCAGCCTCTGGAGATACTTTTGCATGGGGTAAAGATAGGCTTCAGGACACCGGAGGCACAACGCTAATGACATTGGACGATGTTGGCGACCTAGTGGTGTCTGGCGCAATTTCCGTTGACGATACCACCGACAGCACTAGCGGCACCAGCGGCTCAATTCAAACTGACGGTGGTATTGGTGCAGCAAAAGACATTGTTACCGGCGGCACGTTTAAGGCTCTTGGTTCAGTTGACGTAGGGGACTCTGCCT